CAACAGGAGAGTGGCATGTTACTGTCGGAAATCCTCTAAATCCTATAGCTATGATGGGAAATTTAATTTGTGATAATGTTAAAATTAAATTGAATAATATTTTAGGACCTGATGATTTTCCTACAGAGTTAACTGCAGAATATTCACTAAAAGCAGCTAGACAAAAACATAGAGGTGATTTCGAAAGCATGTTCAATAGAGGAAACGGAAGACTTTATCTTGGTAAGTTCGAAATTTCTGATGCTTCTGAAGGTGCACTTGTCGGAGCTCGTTCTGGAACTGATATTCAGAAACTAAAAGGAAATATAAGAGATCAAGCTACAAGCTTAGCATATTAAATATAACTATTCTATGTAATGATAAGGATAGACACTTTAGAAAACAAACCGATAAGAGAAGTCAAAGGGGAAGAAATTGTTGATTTAACTTTTAAATCACTTAATGAGGAAGTTGTTATGGGATATTCAAGAGTTGTTTTAACAACCAGCGAGATGGTAATGAGGCCAGATCTTATTGCTCACATGTATTGTGGATCTCATAATAAAGTAGGAACCCTTTTAAAAATAAATTCCATTTCTAATCCGTTTTCCCTAAATGAAGGCGATATACTTTTCATTCCTGATTCTAGAACACTGAGTGAAATAATAGCAAAACCAGCAGAGGCAGAAACTTCGGAGATCAGGAAATCTTTCCGTAAACAATTACAGGAAAGAATATCAAGGGTTTCTGAACAGAGAAAAGAGTATTTAAATTCTGTGGACATTAGTGCATCAGCAGTTTTACCTCCAAATGTTATAAACGAGGGAGATGAGCAATTTAAAGTTCTAGATGGTAAATTAATATTCGGATCGGATATTGGAGTTTGTAGAACTAGAATACAGCAAAATAGATCAGCAGCAACTATAAAATCAAGATTTGCTCAAAGACAAATTTTTGAAACATGATAGATCCTAAAAAAACTATCCTTCAGTTAGAAAAAGAAACTATCGTCTTAGATGAATTATCTATAGTAGACGAAATGAATGCTGGGGATAGAGATAGTGTTAATGGGGCTCAAAGTAGGGAGGAAATTGACATAGGTTTTGGACTTCCCTTAATTAAGATAAATTCCTATGTGATAAAAAATCTAAAATTTTTTAGGCTTGATTTAAGTAACAAGATACCCGATTTAATTTTTAGATTTACCACAGAGGACGAAACCTTTTTGTATACATCATTCCCAAAAGACGGTGATGTTGTTTGTCTTTATATAAGATCAACATCTGAACTTTATAAGCCAATAAGAATGGACTTATTAGTTACAGAGGTGATAAATTCCTTTCCTATGCTGGAAGAAGAATCTGGTGCCGAGGATAATAGAGCTAATGCAACCAGTACTAATTTCACTATTAAAGCACAAATGAGAATACCTGGTATTTATCAACATCAATCTAAGTCTTATAAAGAAATGTCGTCATTTGAAGTTTTAAGATCTGTTGCTAAAGATTTGGAATTGGGTTTTGCATCTAACGAAAGCGGAACGGACGATAAAATGAATTGGATATGTCCAAATAAAACTTTTTATAAATTCATAGATGACGTTGCAAATGGTTCTTGGAAGGGCGAAGAAGATTTTTTTGATTGGTGGATAGATCAATATTATGTATTAAACTTCGTTAATTTAAGAAAGCAATTACTTGAAAGGAGTAAGGATGAAACCAGAATTTTAACTGCTATAGGTCCAGAAAGAGGAATAGCTGGGGGATTGACCAGTAATGATAAGCCCTCTGAAATAGATTTACCTCTATTTTTTACAAATGATTCTTATTATAAAAAGTATCCATTTTTTATAAATGCTTATTCCGTAAAAAATGAATCTGGATACATTGTAAGCAAGTTTGGATATGCGAGGGATTTACAATTTTATGACACTAAATTAGTTAGTGATAGACCAATTAATAAGTACGTAAGTTATAAAGTTGAATATGTGACAGAAAAAGATTTAGGATCAAGTAGTATACTTTTTAAAGGTAGGGTAAATGAGGATGTTTATAAGAAGGAAACCAAAAAAACCTGGATGGGTACTCAGTATGGTGAAAATCAACACAAAAACTTACAACAGGCACAGATTCAAAACAAAATAAACAAATACGAAAATTTTAAGGTTTACTTAGAAACTCAAATGCACTCTTACGTACCCTGGGTTTATAGGGGACAAAACATTCCTACCAGAATTGTACATGCTAGTGCAAGACAAGCTGCAGTAAATTCACAGGAGTCTAAAGGTGGTGGACAAAGGGATCCGGATCAATTCCAGGCTGGTAAAAAAGTGGATAATAAATTTTTAAGTGGCGTTTATATGGTCATGGGATCATATATTGAGTATATAGACAGTAGGATCAAACAATCGTTTATTCTTGGAAAGAGAGAATGGGTATTAAACGATGGAAGAGGAGCAGATCCAGAACCTAAGATATCTAGAACGTAATGGCATTTTTAAGCGACATAAAAGACAATGCTACCTCAGTAGCTAATTCCTCTGATATTTTAAACAGAGGCGTAGACAAGCTGAGAACCCAGTTTTTAAGTGGATTAAAAACAACATCATCTGGGCAAAAAGAAGATCCAACTTATACTGGTTTTAGAATCATGTTTGATCTAGGATATGGTGGTCTGGTCGATCCCGAGACTTTTTTACCTATCAGCCCTCTATTATCAAAGGGAAGCAATGGAATTACACCAGGTGGTCCAAGAGGGATGAAATTAGATTCTCCGACGGATTTCTTCCATTTATCTAGACAAAAGATGATGGCAGATTATCCTAATTACACGGAAAGGCTACATTATATGACGGCGGAAGCATTCTTAAGAGAAAGGAGAAGTGCAGCGGAAAATGGACTTAATGGCCCAGCAACAGATAACACAGGTAAAGAAATACCGTTTGATTCTTCCCAACTTTTTTCTGGTACTGTTTCTCATAGAGCCGATGCATTATCAGGATTTAGAAATCTCTTGACTTCAATTAATGAGAAGAGTCCTTGGTTTATACAATCTATAGATGGTCTAGATCAAATACTTAAAGTTCCTATGGCTAGACAGATAGGAGGGGGAACTGGAAGAGACCAAAGATCTGGTATTTTAACATTCGACTGTTTAGATTCAATTGACCTCAGAGTTAATGCTATGGCTGAACTTTACAGAAAGGCAACTTACGATTTTCAGTATCATAGAGAAATGCTTCCAGCTAACTTGAGAAAGTTTAGAATGTGGATCATAGTAACTGAGATTCGACAAATGGATCTTCAAAGAAATCTTGCGGATGTTCTCAATCCTTTTAATTTACCAGGAGTTAGAAGTGCAACGCAAACTATATCTCAAATTGCACAATCTGCAGGTATCCTAAAAAATAGCGCAACTGAATCTGAAAATCCGAGGAGAGATTTAGAATCATTAGTAAAATCCTTTGAAAGAATACAGCCTTATGTTTTAATATATCAGCTAGATCTTTGTGAATTTAACTTTGATGAAACCTATGCATTTAGTAAATTAACAAATTCTAGAAATGATTCTGCTGTTAGCGCTAAATTTAAAGTGCATGTTGGATCTGCTAAGGAATACAAACTTCAATACAATATACTATCGGATTTAATTAAAAATCAATCTAGCCTTTCTCCTATTTTAATACAGGATAGCTGGAACCTATTAGGATCTAAAATTTTAATGGACGGGGTAACTTTGGACAATAATCCAAATTTATTTTCTAGACTTGCAAACAACTTTATAAACAATTCAATTGCCTCTGTTATTCAACAAAAAGTGAGTCCTTTAGTAACCGGAGCACAATTAGGTAATGCTTACGGATTTAGACTCAGTGATGCAATTAGATCTTTAAATTCAGTTCAGGATTTAGTTAGCGGAATTAGAAACATTAAATCTCCGTTTGAAGATGCAAGACCGCAGTCAAAAGGACTTGGAGGACCATTAGAAAGACAATATCCGAAAGTAGATGAGGATGTTTATCCAAACAGCGGATCCAATCCTTCAACAAATCCTATAGGAAATATTTTTGGAAATAATGTAGGAAATCAGGGAGGAAATGATGTCTTAAGAGGCGATGTTTATCCTAGTAATCCTGGGACAGACTTAGGTTTACCTAATAGAGTTTACCCAACGATTAAAGAGGATCAATATAGAAATACAGGAGGTGATTTGAGTAATCGTGATCTAGGAGTACCCGATCGTGATTATGGGAAATTAAGCGACGATATTTATAAAAACAGTCCAGGATCAGATCTTGGCTTACCTAAGAGGGTTTATCAAAAAGTAAATGATGATTCATATAAGGATGTTCCTGGATCAGATTTGGGAGTACCTGGAAGGGTTTATAGAAGTAGCGATGGCGGGGATACAGACATTTATCCTGGAGTACCTGGTTCCGATTTAGGATTACCACAACGAACTTATTCTTCCAACAACTCCGACGAGTTTAAAAATGTACCAGGTTCAGATTTAGGAGTTCCTAATAGAGTTTACCCAGATTTAAATGCAGTTGACTCATATAGCGGAGTTCCAGGAGAGGACCTAGGTCTCCCTAAAAGAAAATATCCAAGTATAGACGAAAACGTTTACAAATAGGGTTTTTATATACTAAGATAAATAGAAAAAACCCTTTCTATGTCCGTACAAAATATTCAGGAATCAAATATTGAAAGATCCCAGCATTTTCTAGGTGTTGTTGTAGATAACAAAGATCCAGAATTTAGAGCTAGATGCAAGGTTAGAGTTTTTGGGGTTTTCGATGAAGTTATTGATTCTGATCTACCTTGGGCTTTTCAGAGATTTGATATTTCTTTTGGAGATAACGGCGGCTCAGGAAGAGTTAGCATTCCAAAGTTAGGTGCAATAGTTCACGTTCAATTCAATAATGGAAACTACTACTCTCCGGAATATAAAGCAGTTCAGGAGCTTTCACCAGATCTGATAGAAGAAATAAAAGCTTCCTACGAAGGAGCACATTCCTTAATCTATGATGGAATAGAGCAATTAAAAATATATTACACAGTAGCTAAAGGATTAGTCATAGATTTAAAAGAATCAACTGTTGTAATAGCGAATGATAATTCAATAACTATAACTCATGCGGTATAAACATCGACTCTAGAATTTAGGGGAGGTAAAATAACAGAATATGCCAATTCTGAAATAGAAAGTACTGCAGTGACTAGAATTAAACAAAGTAGTAACGAAGTTTGGGCAGACGGAAAAACAACTAAACTGGGACACTCCCCTGTTTATTCTGCTGTTTTAGCAGAACCTCTTTGGATGTTTTTAAAACAATTAGCAGCAGCAGTAGATGCTAAGGTTCCTTCTTGTCCCGGATGTATGGCAACTTTAGCAGAAAGTTATGAACAGTTATCAACATCAGATGTAGTTAAGCTAACAAAGAGTAATGAGCAATAATTTAGAAAATCTTGAAAAATGGGTTAAAGATTTTGAAAACGGCTCAATAACCGTAGAAGAATTAGCCTCAAGATTATCTTCGATCCCAGATCCTTTGGGAAACGAAGATGATATAATAAAAGCTGGGGAGGAGATAAACAACTCGCTAAATCCAGAAAAACTAATTCTTACTGATGATGAGATTAATGATTTAATTTGTAAATACGAAGGGGAAGAGTTAGGTAACAGAATAGTATGGAAAATATTAGAAAAATTAGGATTAACTACAGATCTTAAGGAATTTCCAGATTTTAGTAATAACAATTCTTTCGAAGGTTATTTTGAAAAATTGTCTTTACAAGACAGATTACAAAGAGCAAAAGAAATGCTTTTTGATAATTTAGATCTAGATTTAATAGGTATTAAAATAAAAAATCCAAACCTAAAAAAAAGAAATTTTAAAATTTTAGGATTTAATTTTCCATTAAATATCATATCTTATAAAGGTAAGCCTTTATTTTTTCATATACCACCCCCTAAGGTTAATCTTTCTAGAATACTTCAAAGATTAAGAAACAGAATTAAATCTAAAAAAGTAAAAAGTTGCGAGAAAAAGGGAAGCTTTATTGACGAGGAAGATTTACTTAGAAGATTGGAAAATTTATTAAACGACGAAAAGGAGGAGTATAACAATGTTTTTGAAATAGCTGACGAGGTTTTTTGTGAACCTAATATTCCAATAAATCCTGAAACTGGGGAATCATTATTTAATAAAAACGATTTAACACAATTTTTAAAAGAAATTTGCGAGCCTGAAATTCCAGAGCCGGAAATACCGGTAGATCCTGAACCTAATATAGATGATATTTCGGATACTATAAACTCTTGTTTAAAACAAACAAAGTCTATTTTTAATGAGGTAAGAGAAAAAAACGAAGAAAAGTCTAGACTACAAAAAGCTGAGAAGGAACTCGAGGAAATTTTATTTCATTATAGGATAGTTCAGAATTATTATGAAGAACTATATTCTCAGTTTGAAAAAAAGAGTAAAGCTGGAAAAAAAGGCAATCCATTAAAACTTGCTTTGAATTTAATACTTGGATCCGGAGCTGATAATTATATTAACAAGCTAAATCAATTCTCTTCCAGATTTCAAAAAACCAAAAAGATAATAACTCCCGGGAGTAAATATATTGGTATATCTTTTGGAATAAATTTTCCTCATGGTTTAGGTAATCAAATTCCTTATGAAAGAGTAAAAATGGAGGTTAACAATGACCTCTTAAGCCAAGACTATCAAAAGGTAGATACGTCTAAGCTTCAGATAGGAATGGAATTTAATGACAATGGTGTATTAGCAGGACAGGATTCTTCTTTTTTTAAAAGCTTTGATTCATTTCTACAGTTTAGAAACGAAAATCCAAAAAATAAAACCGACTATTATAGCTTTGTCAGTGAGATTGAAAATTCGAATAGATCAAGGCAACAAATTGTTAAAGGTATAGAAGAAGATCATGGATTTTTATATTCAAATTTAATAGAGGCATCTGCAAGTCCATGGTTGTTTTTCACTGCTCAGGAGCGTGGAGATAACGACGCAAGAAAGTCTGCTGATATAAAACCAGCAAAGACTGATAAGGATGGTAATCCAAATCCCGAATTTGAATCTTTTTGGCAGGATTTTAAAACCAAATGGGATCAAAAGTATAATGAGAAAAAGAAAACAATAGAAGACAAAATAGCGGAGCTGAAAAAATTATCAGATCCTCTGGTTGAAAAAATAGCTGACTATTATTTAACAGTAAGTGTTTCTTCTGTAAAAAACAATACAGATCTTTTAAAAGGTGCATCTGATGGAATAAAATCTAGAGTTAGTGCGATAGAAAATTGCTTAATGTCTATAGCTGAAAGAATCACTAAATTAGATCAGGAAAATTCCCCAGAGAACCTATCTAATAAAGCTAATTCAGTAAGTTGCGCTAGTAAAAAGGAAGAGAAATGTCCTACCGATTGCTGTGGTCCTGCAGGACAAAGTGTTAAATTAAGTGATACGTGTGCTTCGCACAGATCTCCTGATTGTCCTAATATTTTTACTAAGTGCTACTGGAAAGAGTTTTGTAAGAATTTAAACAAGGTAGGATTACTTCCATTACCTGCTGGATTACCCCCCATTGAAAATCCTGCTGCTTTCTTACCCAATCTCGGATTAAAATATTGGCCTGTTGGATACTTGCCTCCGTCTTTCATTCCTCTACCTCCTCCTATAGTAAATCCTTTAGATGGGCTTCCTTTCATTAGGATACCAATGCCAATGGTTTGGACTAAGGTTGATCCTGTTGTTATTCCTATAGGGATCGGAGTTATAGTAATATTCATTCCCTTTATTGGTGGATTTATGCCAAGTCCTTTGGTATTTTTCCACGACTTCTTGAGCGGAAATAGTATGTTTTTATTGGGCATCAGAGGATTTAGATTCATCCCGAGAAAATCCGATCCTGTATCAAGAGATCCTTTAGAAAATTACAAAAAAATGCTCTCTAGAGGTATACCAAATTATCTTTTTCCTTTTTCAAATCTGGGTAAGGATAATGTTGATGACCCGAAGAGATTGTTTGGTGAGGTAATTTCTAATTTGGAGAAAAGGCTTGCTAATTATAGCAAACCAATAAACATGGAGAAGGTACGAAAAGTACAAGACAAAATAGCTAAAAAGAAAGAAGAAGCACAGGCTAGAATTTTAGAAAAGAAAAGAAAAATAGCTCTGGAAGGAGGAGATTTTAAAAAAGATCAAGAAGAACTCACTGAATATTTAAAATCATTGGATGGTGAAAAAATCGAAGCTATAAAAGATATTGCAAAAGAATATCTAACCGGAGCAGTAGATATTCCAGATCTTCAATTTCCTAAAAAATCCAACAATTTATTATTTGATTTACCTCAGCCAATAAAAGCTTTGAGGGATTTAAATGCCAAAAGAAAACTTGGAATTATACCAGACAAGATACCAAAGATTAATCTTCTGTCTAGAATCCTTAGAGGCGTTGATTCTATAAAAATTCCTACTCCAAAGGAACTTGATGAGTTAAACAAAAATCTTCCTAACAATTCTAAGATAGTTGCTAGATTTGATAATAAATTAAAAGATCTGGCTAATTCCCCGGAGGATATAAAAAAGCTGGAAGATTTAATTAAGAAAAGTGCTGTTGATCTTCTAGAAGGAGAGAACTCACCACTTAATAGTAAAAAATTACTTTCATTTAAAGCTAAAATAACTCCTGCTCCCAGAATCGGAGGTGCAGGTGTTCCTTTACCGTCGGGATTGGAAGAAATACCAAATCCTGTAATTTCACAATTAAAAAGTTTTATATCTAGCAACATAAAAATAAATACGGATCAGCTATCATCTTTGGTGAGTAATTTATCGATTGCTGATAATAAAATTATAAGACAAAGAGATCTTAAAATGATTACAAAAAATGTGATCAATTCCTCATTGTCAAATTTCCCAATCGATTTAAAAAACTTTTCTATACCAGATCCTGCAAGCATGAAAGCCATGCTAAAATCTTTTACTAATTTGGCATCCTCGTTAAATCTTCCTGCTATTCCTCCAAAGAAGAGCGCATCCCCGGTATCACCCATTGGACCGGGAGGAATTCCTCCTATTATAATTCCTGGTAAGGTAATTAGTAAATTTTTAGTTGATAATGCAATATCTGCTGTAAACGTAGAAATGATTACCAATTTATTACCTGGTGTGCTTGAAAATTTTGAAAACCTTTCGGATACTGATATAAAAACAATGTCAGATAATGTGATTAAAAATTTTACTAAAAGCGCTAAAATTCCTGCTATTGATTCTATACCACAAATACCACTTCAATCTAGACCTCAGGATTATATAGAGTTTACTATGAATTTTTTACCAACTCATCCTATTTCTGATATAGCTTTTACCCAATTATGGAATAAATTTAAAACACCGCCAAGAATCCCCATTCCTGGAGATTTCATACAAAAATATCTGGATATTCAGGATGCAATATTTTCTAAAGTTCCCTGGCCAGTTGTTGTGATCTTGGGAAGAAATGTGATTAATATTTTAAATCCATTATGGAATAACGAAGATATACCACGTTGGGATAGAATGAATCTTAAGAATCCTTTTTATGTTGTTTTCATGGACGAATTTTTAAGATCAGCGGTAGATATATCAGGAGGATTTAAATTCTTCGTTGGAGCTGGAAATTTATTTTATCCTCTGCCAGATTCTGAAATTAATTTCGGGTTTGGTACTAAAATAACCATAAATTAAATTATCTTTTTAAAACACAACTAATGGCTAAGAAAAGAAGTTATACTAGAGACCAATATTCTCCTGAGGAGAGAGCATTGCTTGATGCTTTATATGACGGTCATTTTAATTCAACATTTACCGAAAAATCAATTCCCTTTACTTCTAAGGAATTAGAAGAAAATCAGGTTCTGAGGGTAAAAATAACTAGAATCAAAAACAACAGTGCAATAGGGGAATCCCTAAATGGACAATCCGTTTCTATTGATATCCTAAAAGAAGAGAAAGCAGTTAGAAGACTGGGTTATCCTCCTCTAGATATCGAAGAGGGAACAGAATTAGATGTGGTTGTTTTTAAAGACAGAAGCGGCATCTATAATGGTTCTCTTGCTGCTGGGTATGAAAATTCATTAAAGAAAGAGCTTTCTAAGTCTATAAAGGATGAAAAAAGCGCTTATGCTGTAAAAATCGAATCTACTTGCCCTGGCGGATTCATGGTAAACCTTTCAGGAATCAAATGTTTCTTACCTGGTTCGTTAGCTGCAGCTAATAGAATTATAGATTTCCAATCTTTTGTTGGAAGGACTATTAATGTAATGATTGAAACATATGACGAGAGAAGGGATATTTTCGTGGTTTCATTTAAGAAATATCTTAAGCATATTATAGATCAAAAGGTTGAAGAATTATCAATAACTCAAGTGTATAGTGGAACTGTTACAGGAACTTCGCCTGCTGGGGTATTTGTTGAGTGGGACGAATATTACACTGGATTAATTCCAGCGGAAGAATTTGAAACTGCTGGTACAAAAATGGACATGGAGCCGGGAAGTACGATCTCCTTCTATGTTTCAGATTTTAGAAATCCTAGTAGAATAGTTCTAAAATTAAACCCGCCTGAGGGGAAAGAAAGAGAACTTCAGGAATTAAGGGACATA